TTCTTGCAAAATACCTTGGAAGGGGGGATTTTAGCCCTGGAATCCCCATTTGGTAGACTGAGAGTAGGGCAGAGGGCCAAACCAGCCGCCTATGGTCGCCGCCTGTGCCCTCAAGTGGGCTGGGATGGTACATTATACCTGACCGCTATGTCCACGCCCTAGGCGGCCGTAGGTGGGTTTACGGGGGTGTCAAATTGGGCAAGGATTCCCCACACAGTTCCCCCTGGGAAACCCCCAGTGCTGTGGCTAGATTCTGAAGCCTTGAAATGCGTGGAGAAACCACACGACCATTCTCGATTTCACTGATGCGTGACTGCGATATATTGACAAGATTGGCGAGGTGCTGCTGGGACCACCTATTCTTTTCCCTTAGAGACTTCAGATTTTCAGCAAGAGTCGCCATTTCAATTTCCTCCACACCCTATTATACGGGTTTCTGTGGTGGAGGTAAATCCTCCCACTCAAAGTTTAGTTCCGGTCGCAGCTTTCTGATGTGGGACCAATAGACCTCAGGCTCCACAGCGTCCTGGCAGTAGATGCAACGATGAGTGGTGCCGTCCATGCTAACAGCCATCAATCCAATTCCACCAGCCAAGCCACTTATTCGATAGGGCTGACTGATCCTAGTCTTGTCTGGTTTAACATCCCAACAGTAGATGATGTCAGAATCTGTTTTGGGTGATTCGGCTATTCCAAGCCATTGCCTCAGTTTCTTCTTCATCCAGCCAAGCATGATTCCAAACCTCATTGATAAGTTGTGGTGCTGTGACGCAGACGGTAAATGCCAGGCAGGTCAACTGGTGTGATGGTGCCTAGTGATTGGCAGAACCCTCGATAGGCAATGTCGTCCCTGAAATCTGGGAAGGGCCTGGTTGCTGGATTTTGGTATTTCCTTGAGCTGGGAATGTATCCATGCTCCCTGGCAAACCATCCATCCACAATCTGAACCCCACCAATTGCCCTATGGTAATTCTTGAAAGTAAAATCATTCACTTGAATACTTTTTAATTCTGTCAGCGGTCCTTGAGCAGCTTGATCTCCAGTGGCATGGTCTTTGTGAATCATAACTTGCTTGGGATAGATCATGGTTGCCCCAGCAGGCCAAGCCATAGCCGCCAACTGGTCCAAGCACTCGCCATGAATCACCATGTCCACATCACAAAACCACACTCGATGAGCCGTACTTTGAGCAGCAGCAATGTTTCGTCCTATTGCCCTTCGCCATAATCGGTTTGGAGGCAATTCAACCCGATGGATGTCCAACCCACAACTGTGCTGGAACCAATCAAGTACCTTCACCGTGTCTGGATCGCCAACTGTGTAACAAATAGTAGGGAGCACCCGACATTGTTCTGGTGGATTGATTATGTATCCACTCAATTGATAAGCCAGGAACTGGGCGTAGTGAGGCAAGTCCCTGGCATAGCAATGTGAAACCACTTCTATTGTTCTCATACTAAACCTCAGCAGTGATAGTCAAAATCCTCAAGCATCTTCAATTCTGCCCTACAAACTTTACGCCGCAGTTCCGGTTCCCATTCTGGCAACCCAGAATAAAGATCTGGTATGCTAATTCGACATTCATACAATGAACGAGAAATACCCAACGAATCCATCAACTGATAGAATGCTTCTGGCAAATCCTCCGCTCTAATATATGAATCAGCATCGTAGCACTCAAACATAGCTCCTACAATCCCAGGGCACTGTTCGAGATAACTTTCAATGAAATGAAAGAAGCTATCCGTAGGCAATAACATCAGAGGATTGTCTGCTATGGGAAGAACCCTTATATTCCCAACTGTTCTGACAGGAGTTGTTGAATTGATTGAATTAAAATAGTGACCCAACCAATCACAGGGATGTCTCACCATTGATACACGAAGACAATCTGATTTACTCTTTGGAAAGGGAATGCAAGCCAAGTGAGGTTGAACAAAACCAAACCCAGCACGGGACAACGATCTAATCATCCACAAGGCCCCCGTTCCTGGAGCTGTTGCAAACTCAAACAAACTATATGCTATCATGATTCGTTCTCTTTCTGTTTTCTGTCCTCAAACTTTGAACCACCAAACCAATCCACCTTCAACGTGAAGCTCTTTTTTCAGCATGGTTACAAACTCATCTACAGCAGGCTTTACCCCAAACCCACCACGACGATCACCTTGACCATTATAGTCGTGACCACACAACAATCCCCCTGGTCGAATCTTGGGATGCCATAACCTAACATCTTGAAACACACTTGAATAAGAATGATTGGCATCAAGAAACACAAAGTCTATGCTGGCATCTTGAAACTGCCCAGCAGCCTTAACACTTGTCATGGGAAAAGTAATGCAACGATCCTTAGCAAAACTAGTAACCTCCAGAAACTTCTTCATTCCCTCCCGTAGTTCCCTCGCAGACTTGGGCATACTATCATGCTCACCTCCAAGGTGCCAAGGATCCACACATGATAGTTGAATGGTAGGCAAATGCTTGAGCAACTGAGCTGAGTTGTCTCCTTCCCATACACCAACCTCTACCCCGCGAATAACATCACTTGGATTACCAATGTTCTGCTTGATCACACGAATCAGATTTCTGGTGTGTCGTTTCATTTTTGGCTCTTTTTGATTGGAATTGCTAGAGACTTGCAGTCTCTGTGAGACCATTGAGCAAACATTCGATGCCACACAAATGGTGTTGGGGTATCCTTTGTCACCACAAAGCCATCATCGCTTATGGGTCTCCAGGGGCATCGACATGATTGTTGGCACATGATGGGGGACTCATATTTCCTCAACCACTCTTCACATCCCATCCATCCCTTATACTCTCGATCTAACACAACACCCATCGCAATCTCGTCGTGCCATCTGCTAAGACCTCGCTTAGAATGACTCATTTCCCTCATCACAGCATCGAGAAAATCCACATCACGAAAGTGCATCCAATTTCCAGAAATTCCTATTCTTTTATCACTTGCAAGAAGTCGATAGGGATGTCGGACTTTCTTGTAGAAATATGCAGACAAGTACAATTCTCGTCCTTGCAAGGCATCGAAAGCCTTCTGTGAATCTGACACGACGCAGTCAACATCCCAATCACAATAGATAACCTCACCATGATCTGCAATAGCTTGTCGAATCAGTTGCAATTTATAATGCCAGGGCACTACAAGATATCGACCCCGTACACAATCAACCAGCCCATCTGGATACTCCTCCTTGTCCACACACACTACCGTGAAGTTGGTCCCATGAAATTGATTCAGCCTGTCTGCGTTGGATTTGCCATAGACATACACGAATTGAGGAATTTGGATTTTCCTCATTTGGGGCAGCACATCACCATTCCATACCTTGGCCCATTGGTTTTGGGCCAAGTCCATTCCCCACAGCACTCGGATGATTGCTGACATCTTGCTACTTTCTTTTTGGCTCTACCACAATCACCACTTGGCCATGGCCAATCTGGACCCAGAACAATTCCAGGACAGTTCCTACATTCTTGCACAATTGGATGTACTCATGAAGAGCAGCACCAAAACAATCCCCGCCAGGGTAGGGCAGCACTGGTCGGTCATCCAAGGTGCTATAAAATGTCCAACACAAGAATAGCAGTCCAGTTGGTTTCAACTGGCTCATCCATGTTTGAAGACATTCCAATGGCTTGCTTGAGTGATCAAACGAATTACTGTAGACAAAATCAAAGACCCCTTTCCACTCGGGCTTGGTGTCCTGGAAGTCCCATTCAATAACAGTGGGAACACGAGGGCTCAAGTCAGTCCCAATAATTTCTTCTAGCTCTGGGATCATTTCCTTGAACAACTTGATCTCTGTACCACACCTGGCTCCATGACAAATACCCCGCTTCGTTGGGATTCCCCGACCCTTCAAATAGGAAACGATACGACCAAACTCAATGCTGTTGGCACTGGGTCTTCTGTTGGGTCGGCGTCGTGATCCGTGAATCTGTTTTGCTTTGTATTCGTCATAGGAATTGAACTCGTGTAATTTCATTGTGATTTCCTTTGATGTTAGATTGGTATTCCCTTGTGGCATTTGACCACACCATCACGTATCATTTCGTTGATCCATCGGTTATCTTTGATTCGCCCCATCCAACGGTTGATATGACCTACACCATTCTGTAGGCAATGCTGGTACAACCCCCACCACACCTCAAACCCACGAGAAGACTTGTTGGGACGCACACAGCAGTCGCCGTGGTAGTGATAGATCACCACATCCTCGTTGGCCAGGTCTATGGGCTGGTACTTTGGTGAGCAGTTGAATCGACCTGGCAACACAATCAATTCCTCTGGAGAGTATTTGGGCACCATCAAGTGCAGTACCTTCTCATCACAAATGAATGTGGACCTAGCAGCCCACGACCAATCGAACCACGTTTGTAGGACTTGGGATTCAGGTTTGGCGCACCACACACCACCATTCACACTGGGATATTCGTTGTCCATCACTTGAGCCAAATACCTCTTGTCAATCTCTGGGAAGTCAGCAAGTGATTGCAGTCGTTTCTGCATGGTGCCTCCGAGGGTATTCCAACCAGAGAATTGAGTTGCGGCAAACCCATGCAGCAATGCTCCATCGAACAGTCGGTCTAAACATCCGTGAATTGTGGTGTCAGCATCGAGATACAAAACAACCCCACTCTCCTCTTGCTGGGCGAACGACTGGACCATCAGTATCTTGTTGATGAATTGGCTGTTCTTCTCCTTGTACGTTGGCTCCCATTTCTGAACCTCAATGTTTAGCTTCTCATCCTGGGCAATCAGCTTAACAATGTTGAATGACTCTGGATAAGCAAATACAACCACTTCCCCATCCCAGTGTTTTCGCAAGGTATGAAGACTCACCAACAGATAGGGCAGGTGTGCAGGACCAGACATCAGATAGCACACGCGATTCATTGGTTAACTCCTTGGAACAGGATCACAACAATACTCAGGTTTGAACAAATGAGGTCGAACATATATAGCATCGTATTGGCCACTGGTAATGCGTTGCGTGTGAATCCACTGGCGGACAAAACCAGAGAAAGTCAAAGAGTTATGAACCTCCAAAGGGCTGCACCAATCAGGGTTGACTGGATTAGCAGTCATTTCTACATTCACCACTTCAACACCGGCCATAAATTGGACGGCCCCATCTAAAGCATCAAGCTCACTTCCCTCGCAATCCAACCACAGTAGTACATGATCCCCCTTGGGCTTTCCAAACAAGTGATCCAATGTTTCGACAGGGACTACACATTCATCGGAATTATCTTGAGCGTACAATGACGAGCCATTAGCATGTCGCCTTCTGGTATAGAATGAACGAGTGCCAATGACATTAGAAATTGCCACAGCATAAAGATCACCAGGATACGATTTCCTCAATCCAGCAATAAGAGATGGGCATGGCTCACAGCCAATAAACAGAACTCCTGGCCATTCTGATTTCAGCACATCTACTTCCTGGAATTCATTACCAATCCCAACTTGATAAATCACATCTGCACGCCAGTTAAGCACATCTGCAATCAATCCGACAGCTACTCCGCTACGCCGTAGTAGTCTACTTGCCACAGTCCAATGCCTCCATTGAATGAAATTGAATGTTGAAATAAGTGTGCCATTGCTGCCACCCTCGATCCTTCATGTTCACTCTCCCAATTCCCAAACCCAGACGCTTGGCTAAATACCACATGAATCCATCTTGACTAGGAACTGGCAACTGATATCGACCACAAGTATCATCGGCAAACCTAGAGCAAAGTCGAGTAAAATCCAAATTGAAGAACCCACACCAACTAATGATTCGTTTGTGACCCAACCGTTGGGATCCTTCCTTCGGCTCCATGGCTAATGGCGATGTGTGCCATAGCCCTTCCAGCTTATCAAGATTTGCAACAGCCCATTCGTCGAGTTGTACCATCTGATCAGCAGGCTTTGTGAATCCCCACCGATGACTAACAATGGCAGGGGTGTGAGTGAACCATTGTTCATCAATCCAATCAGATTGACCAGTTGCCACAACATCTGTATCAAGCTTGAGCCAGTATGGAGTATGAACCACCATAGCCGGGACGTGAACAAAACCAGCCAACATCTTGTATCGCTGAGTATTAGACCACTTGTCCTCATTGGGACTATGATAGTCTGTACCTTTCATAGGCCAAGGAGTTAAGTCTAATTGTGGATGATCCACCACTGCACGAATTGCTTCGGGAGTGACTTGGTCCCGATCGTAGAATATCACCATCCGGTGCGAAAGCAAATCTGGCTTGTGCCTCCGCCACGTCGGCCATGTGAGGGACAGTTGGTTCAGGTGCTTGGCATCAACTCCGCATACCACAGTGAAGTCAGGAACCATCGTCAACCCCTCCCACATTGAATCTCACAATATCATCCAACAACACTTTGCCATCCGGGCGATCTGGCCAGTAGACCTCAATCACCACGCCACTTTCCTTCACTCGAAATCGATGGGGAATACGACTGATTACTGTGTAGGATTCCCCTGGATTAAGGTTTATTGAGTGAAGAAGACCGCCAACCCACTCCTCCACTATTATCCGCCCGGAGACCACAGAGAATTGATTGGCACGCCAATAGTGAATGTGCCTAGAGCATTGGAATCCAGCCTGGACTTCCAGGTAGCTCACAGCAGCATAGTCTGATTGAAATAGGTGGGTCACCTTGCCCCACACCTTATCCTCTACCACATGATTCGTTCTCACTTCTTGGCCTCCTCAGGATCATACCAATGAGCCAAATCAGGCACCTGTTCTATTATCCCCCTAGCGTCTGCGATGGCATCCTCAAAGGGAACATATGAAAACGCACGCAAACCTGAAAATTCATAGCAGTTGTATACCTCACATCCAAATCTACTGAATGTTCCATTTGCCATCATTTCAACTAGCCACTGATTCACTGTAGTAAATATGGTATTGTTGGAATCGCTGGCTCCTTTGTCCCGACCCTGATTGAAACTGTATCCTCTCTCTGGCGTCATTAGAAAATCAACTCCCACCAAATATATTCGCCTGGCACCGAGATAGTACAACAATCGCAAGGCTAGCAGCATAGTACATACAGTTTTTGGCTGACCCGTGGTTTTGGAACCGGCCTCATGGTTGCCCCAACAGGCACCAGGATCACTGAAGAATCGATCATCTGGGTACAACCAACTATTTCGCTGGAAACCCCAGACGTTTGGCATAGCTGTTACAGTTTCTGCCAGGTCTGTAAATACTCCATCCTTCCGTTGCCTCAGCCTACTACGACGACCATTCATTTTGGGACTTGGTACGAACTTCATGATTCCAGGGTCAAGCCAGATGCTGTGACTAAACTTCTTGGGTGGGTCACTGCACACAAATGCCTGAGGTCTGATTCGTGGGTGACCTGCGGAATTATTGACACAGATGGACCATATTCCCCGAGTGCCCAACAATTCCAATGGCAAATCGTTAGCAGACGGCCCACCACCTATTAGAAATGCTGGATGGCCTGCTAGCAAGTTTCTCAAGGAATGCGTCTGTACCCTCAGTCGATTAAGAATGATGAGAGGGTCTTCCCAATTGGATTCCATAATCACTCCAGGTGAGGTACTTCGACCTTCGGTCCAACAGCAACAATCTGTCCTTCAACAATTCGCTGCCAATTTCCAAGCAAGCTGCCTTGCACCTCTGGGATAGGCATGGCCCAACCAGCCAACCACTTTTCACCTAGTACGACTAGTATGCAATTGTATGCCTTAGTAGATGATGATGTCTGTAGCACTGATAACCTCGGAACATTACCAGCAGGTTGTGCTACTGGTTTTGGGAGGTTCACTTGTGCCCAGTACATTCCCGGCTCAGATGGGGCCTCTGCCAATTGTCGTTCTTCACTCATAATAATAATATCCTTCTGGGTTGACACCACTTCGGCAATTCGTTCTTTTGCTACAAAACGATCACATCCGTTTACAATTACTTGTTGCCACGCATCCCATCGGGCCTGACAATCCCTAAGATCGGGACGGGCCGCTAGAATGCCACAGTATCCGACCGGCGCAATCGCTAGACAGACGGCACACCGTCCAAGCTGAGCGGCCGACTGCGGAGTTGCTAACTGTGCCTCGGATAATTGGGCGGCCATCTGGGCGAGATTGTACTTGCAAACAGCCACAACATCTTGAGCGACCAGACCGGCATCCTTGTAGTTTGCTCGTTGTCCACATCCCATGTTAGTGCTCTTTCTATCTATGTTCTATGAAGCGTGAGGGTTCTAGCTGCCGTATCCAAATCAACACCGCCGTTGGCTGTTCCTCCATCGTCCCTGACCCTGAACGTGAAACTTGAGTTTATTGGACCAGCAATTGGATCAGGGACAAATATCAGGAATTCTCCATTTATTTGTGCAACTGTAAACTCGTCCCCTTCCTCCACAATCCCAAAGAAACTACCGCTGGTCGGCAAACTTTCGATTCTAACTGACTTGAAATTATTTGGCGGGTCGTCATTGGGATCAGTGAATCCAAACATTGCCACCGTGATTGGGAATAGTCCTTCATCAAGTTCAGCATATGGCGGCACTTCTATTGTCTGACTTGTTCCAACTGGAGCGTGGTTTATGGCAAATACATTGAACGTGATAAGTCTCGGTGTCTCATCAATTGTGTCTCCACCACGACACAAACCCCCATCGTCTTCAACCTGGAAAGTGAATGTAGCATAAGGCTCGCCAGCACCATCAGCTAGGTACGTCAAGTTTGCTATCTGGGCCACTGTGATTCTCTGGGACACTGCAACAGCAACACCCGACAAGTACAACGTTCCATGCGTTGGCAGCGTTGTGATATGAACAGCAACAAAGTTGTTTGGTGGTGTGTCATCGGGATCGGTGAAACCAAAATCCTCTTCTGTGAACTCATACGATTCGCCTTGAATTATCGTGATTGTTTTGGCTGTTCCCACGGGAGCATGTGAGGAACGCACGTTGGTTGTCATTGTTGCCGTGCCGGCAAGAAATGTACCACCGGGTTGCTGAAATTGACAAACAGCTTCAAGTTCTACATCGTCATCACAATTTGAACCACCCGTAAAGATAGCCACATCACTCGTATAAGTCTCATCGTAAGCATCAAATATGTTGCGAATGAGAAAGTAGTTGAAAGTACCTGGAGTGTCGCCAAGCATACGAACAACATCTACAACTATGTGCTCACTAGAATATCTCCACCACGTCCCATCCTTCACACAGATGTAGTAAACAGTGGACTCTCCAGGAGGTGTGAAACTAACAAGCCAACAATCAGTATCACATGGTGTGGGGCAGTACGGCTGAATCGTCGCAGCGTATCCACCCAACACAATATCAATTGGATATGATTGACAACAATCAACAAGATTTCCAGTTGTGAACGATACTGTGTATGAAGTATCATCCACGTCGTGTAACTGCACTTGCAGAGTATAATTCCCTTCCCCAAACTCACCATCAGCTATCCTCACAACGGTGTACTCCACCCCCGTTTCTTCATCAACACCAGAGTAACCGCTGATTGTTGTTATTCCATAAGCCGATGATATTGTCCAACCCGTCGGATCGCATTTGGAAGACTCTGGCATAGGCGATGGCATTCCACACACTGGTGTCAGTACCATGTCGCTACCTGGCAGGAAGCCACATTCCAAATAGTCTACACGTTGAACAGGATCATGTGGTATGTCCTTCGTGAATCGGATGGTGACCGGATCGACTGGATTACCATCTGGACATGGATCATATCCACTCGGAAATGTGAACCCATAATTGAATCCGAGTTTCTCACAACTAAGCAGTAGTCGCATTTGACAAGCGGCATCGCGCAGAGTGGGATCGACAAACAACATCCACTTCCGCAGCGGGTGCGACCATCGCAATGCAGCACCATCAGACTTTCGCATCACGATTGATTCAGGCCTACCAAACCCAGTCATCCAATCGAGCGTCCATCCCCAGGCGTGAGATAGTTCGGTGCAATCCGTATCATTTCGACAGTTGTAAAAGTCGGTGCGGTTCAACCAGATACTTGCCGTTGCTCCCGTGTAGTCTGGACCGCGATAGTCGGGGTCGTCAAATCCAACAGACAGTGCTGGGTCATAATCCAACGTCATGCCGCCCAGGTTGTCGAGCGTGAACACCTGGCCGTACCAAACCGAATATCCAGGAAATCGAAACTCATAATCGTCTTCGCCTTCACCAGTGATAGCTTTGTAGCACCAACATCCAGATGAGGTCGATGGCGCAGAAAAATAATAGATGTCCGGCAGAGTTTTTGAGAATCCAATAGCTCGATTGTGATAGTTGGCCTGATCCTCGACGGCAATCTGCTCTGCACCAATCAACGAGGCAGAGATTCTTAATCCAAACATCTCAAAATGGTCAATCACAACCCTGACCAACTCTCCCCAGATGTACAATAGAGTTGGCATTGGATTGAGTGAAGCGGCAACATCAGTGCGCCACAAATCATAATTGAACGCAATTTGGCTAGGAATGCTGCAACGCTCATTTTTGAGTTGAATCGTTGGATTCATCGCCAGGTCCGGCAGGTCGGCCTGATAGCCATAATAGGCCGTCGGCGGTATCCATTCAGTTTGCCTTGCCTTGACTCCACTATATCGAACTTCAATGCAACAAGGTCCGTCATAAGTACCTAGCTCATCATTACGCTCTGTTTGCTGAACAAAATGGGAGGTACATCGCTGCCTCTCACAGCATTTTTCAGCAAGTCCCGTGTTTGTGTATGCGGGCGGTCCAGGAAAGACTGGAACTGCCCTTGCCTGGAAGGTTGGAAAGCAACCAGTTTGCATCCAAACTTCTCCCCCTGGTGGATCAGTTGGTGGATCATTGCATCCACCACCCATAAGATGAAGCCTATCGTACTTCTCACCATCTACCCAATAGGTACTTGGAGCATAGAGGTAGTCAAGATAGATTGTTGCTCCAATTTCCAGACCCGCTAACATTTCTGTGCGTGTTGACCACCATGTTCCTTCTGGCGTGCATAATTCACTCGAACAATTTTGGTGTGTTGCAATCCATCCCGTGCATCCCTCAGCAATGTAGTCGGGTGGGGCATAAGGGTAATGAACAGAGCAGATTTCTGATTCTAGCTGCAACAGCCCTGGTCCAAACAACCCATAGGTAATAGTGAGTCTGAATCCCCATACGCAGCAATGACCACCATCCACTTCTGGATAACACTCCCAGCACAGCGGCTGGGCACCAGAATTGATGCCAAATCTCACTGGCACGAGCGTCATCGTGAAGCCACACGCCTCAATGCGCCAGTACGGTCCGTTTGCACAGGCATTGAGTGCCAAGCGATACTTGCCACACATTCCGTGATGGGCGTATGAACCAGAGGATTGAGTGAGTGTCACATCATAGAAACAAGGGAGCTTCCATTGTTTCCCAGTACAAAGAGTACCGTCGTCTTGAAAGAAGCACTTCTCCCCATCATAGTACACAGGTTGCCCAACTCCGCACGGCGGTGGAAGTCGGCATCCTGGCGCTAGATGAATTGTTCCACTGCTAATCATTGTAGCACGGCGTTGCTGTAGCTTGCCATCTCCTTGTGTCAGGATCGTAGGATACTCTCAGATCTTCCCCACCATGTATCACATCACCTTCAGACAACAGATCACCCCACACAACCTTGATGTATTCGACGCCGTTGATTGTCACTGTCGTGTATTGCCATAGTTCCGACTCCAGATCACCTACACCATCAATTCCCATTACCGCCGCATAACTGAGTTGGGCAGATACTCTGTTCACAATCTCCCACACATTGTACTCGTCAACTGACTCGTCTTCTTCGTGTCCTTCTGCTGGAGGTAAGCCAGTATCTGTATCTAGTAGTATTGTCCCATCAGTAGCCACAGCTTGTATCACATCACCAGGCCAACAGCCAAGTTGCCTTGCTGAATCAATGACACAAATACTGACTTCAGGGCCGATCTGGGGAATGCCTGTTTCTGGGTCTACCGTTGGATCATAGCGGGCACAAGTCACATCATTTAATAGCAATGGATTTGCTAGTGCCCCCACTGTGTTGTTCTCAATGGACCCTCGAACCAAATAGAACCAACTATTAGATGATGATGGTGAGATTGGAACAAACATTCCACGTTGAATGTTCCAGAAGGCTATTAGCTTACTGCCAACTGATAAACTGCCATCTGTATCAGAAGCATCTAATTTGTACTCATCAGTGCCACTCTTCCATTTTGCTTCTGCTGTAGACCAAAATCGCAGTTTGATCATCCACAACTTATCAATCGCCTCTGTGTCAGGCTGTGCTTTGGAAACTTCTACATCGTATTGATGCCAACGGTTTAATCCCCCGACACTAAGAAAATCCCCCTTGTGAATGGATAGATTCCCACCAGACCTGATACCGGCCAATTGTTTGCCCACACCATTCAGATCATTGATGTGGGAAGCTTCGAGGTAGTCACCAGGTTTTTTCTCTGGGAACTTCATCTGGTAAACATCCCATCCATATCAGTAGTGGCAAAAATTGGCAACCCATTGATCAACAACCTGCGCCAACCACATCCCTTGCGATAAATGTGATTATGGGTTACTTGCATCTCCCCCTCACCAGTCCAATCACCAGCCATAAAGTTCTTTTCCAAGAACTTGAAATCCACATTCAATGGAGGAAGTGTAACCCCTTCTTTCCTATTCCAAGTAGCCGACTGGCTAATTGAATACCCCAAGAACAAAATGGTTTCAGCAGGGGCGTTACTGAATAATTTGGTGGGACCAGAATTGACCTTGCCCAATCGATCCCGTATACGAGTAATCAACGTGTCGGAAAAGTATTCATAGGGCACTTGTGGCCAACGAAAACTCCACTCGATAGATGTTTCAATAACTGACGATGGAACGTCAATGTCTACTGCTGGATCCTCTTCTGTTCCTGGGGCAGATACCCAAACTGCCCCAAAAGATCCCATAGTATCAGCTAGAAAATTGGTTGATGCTGTACTACTGATCTCCAGGAATGTAATGGGATCATCTTGGTCAGGCTCGGTGCAATTTCCAGAGGTATAGTCTACATCCAGAGTCAAGTACGGTTCGTATGTCCCATCAGGGGCATCACCATCCACTCCAAATGGGTCAATTGGCTTGCCTTCTGTGTGAGCTTTGAAACTCACCTTTCGAGACAGCAAACCGACATAACCAGGCATTGATCGAGCACGTTGTATTGTGATGGTGTTTCCCATAAAGGCAATTAAGGGAAAGCTCTCCAACACAAATGCCATCAAATCCTGAGAGCGAATGATATAAGTCTGTTTTGCTTCTGCGTTATCAGCCTCAAATGACCCAGACATATCCACCAGCTTGTAGCGAATACCCCCATCAGTCTGTAATCGCCAGTCGTTGTGGTCTATCATTTTAGCATCCCTGGTGCTGCCTTGCCTTTGATTTCATTCAAGATTTCTTTGATGCCAATCAAATGCTTATTTTGTTCTTTGTTCTCTTGTAGTGTTTTGTCCGTGGGTCTTAGCATGGCATCTTGAATCCGTCGTCCTAGATCACCAGCACCAACACTCCCTTCCCACGCCCAACGACCACCAAACTTAGACTTCTCCCTCAATAGCAACCGAGTCAGTGTTTCTTTGTCAATTTCTTTTCGGTTATACGCCCCTATCCATTCATTGATATTGTCTTTGGACAATGCTACTGGATGGGTTTCTTTCCAGAGATTTATTGCCTGAGTAGCCTGCTGCAACCTTCTGAACTCTTGCACTTGACCCTGAGTAGCTGTTTTGTTGGCTCTAGCCCAAGACTGAGTTGCTGATTCTACATTAGTCCATCCCTCATATAAGCCAACCAAACCAAATCGAATGTCTTCTAGTTCTTTTTGAATCCCTTCAGATTTGATGCCTGTTTGGAAAATACGATACCATTCAACTTGCTGTTGAGATGCCCCCTTGTTGGCTCTAGCCCAAGACTGAGTTGCTGATTCTACATTAGTCCAATTCTCTTGCAGCCCCATCAAGGTAAATTGTAATTCCCGTAGATCCTTATCAGCAGCAGCATAATCAATATCTTGTAATGCAGTTTGATACTCTCGAATTATAGATGGGGTTGCTTTAGGATGGGCTAAAATAAACTCCCGCAACTTTTCAGTGGCCTCAGTCCAACCATCTGATAGCTTTTCGATTTCTTCACGTGCCTTGCGGATGGTATCGTTTGCCTCTACTCGATCTAGTCTGATTCTTTGCCTGATGTATTCTAACATCTCCGATGGATTTAATGCCCCCTCCCCACCTAACCTTGATTTAGCCCACATAGCAGCTATGTCTTGCTCATATGAGCTTCTTTGATTCTCTATGTTTCCTGCTTGCGTGGCGACCTTTATGGATTCTTCTGATTGAGAACGTTGGTGATGTCCACCCGTACCACGAATTTCTTTCCTGGCCTCTTCTATTTTTCTTTCATCTTCCTCTTTCAAAGCACGAAGTCCATTTTGATATGCGGTCTTAGTTGCTGCATCTAATTTCTTTCCCTTTTCTTGCTCATTCTCCTTATCTTTCCAAGCCGACCAAATATCATAAAGCTGAGTGCCAATCTTAGCTAACCCAACTAAAATAAGTCCCACCAAACCTGCCTTCGCACCCAACATCCACAAGGAACGTGCAGCAGTCCCTGCTGCTATGTCCACGGCTCCAGATGAATAACCTTGCATTCCACTCTTACCCCAAGACCACAAAGCTGGTGCTGCTGTTCCTGCTGCTGTTCCTGCTGCTGTTCCTGCTGCTGTTCCTGCTGCTGTTCCTGCTGCTGTTCCTGCTGCTGTTCCTGCTGCTGTTCCTGCTGCTGCTCCTGCTGCTGTTCCTGCTGCTGTTCCTGCTGCTGTTCCTGCTGCTGTTCCTGCTGCTGTTCCTGCTGCTGTTCCTGCTGCTGTTCCTGCTGCTGTTCCTGCTGCTGTTCCAAGTAAAGATTTGATAGCAGATCCACCAACACGAATTCCCACCGCAGCTGAAGCAATGGCATGGTAAGCAATCATGGCTGTTCGAGCACCATAGATAGCCATCTTGTATCCTATCCACACCTCTGCTAACTGAACCATCAACGTAACAAGATTCTTATGCTCCTGCACCCAATTACGAACAGCTTCAGTAGCTTGAATCGCTATGGAAACAAAGTCTTTAGCAGTAGGCAAGAGAACCATACCGATTTGTCTAGCAGTGATTCCTATAGCATCCTTCAGTGTAGACCACAGCCCCAGCAATGATGTAGATTGACGCTCCATCAAGTTCTCAAATCTACCACCCTTTTCACTTAGAGACTCCAATATCTTCTTCAAGTCTTCAAAACTAATCCTACCAGTGGACAGCATCTTTTGAGCTTCAGCTGTTGTCACTTTGTAGTATTTTGCAATGTCAGCTAAACTCATAACACCACGAGTTGACAACTGGCGGAAGTCTTGGGTGAGTAATTTCCCAACACCACGCACCTGATTGAAAATCAAAGCCAACATACCGAATGGGGTGCTTGTCCCAGAAGCCGCATTGCCAAGAGTGTTCAAGGTCTTCATCAACTCATCACCACGCTCACCAAACATGATAAGCCCTCTGGCTGCCTGTTCAATCTCAGGCATTTCAAATGGTGTCTTGGCAGCAAATTCAGTGAGTCGTTCTAATGTGTCTTTTGTTTCTGAAGCACTGCCCATCATAGTTTCAAAGGCGATGGTGGTCTGCTCAAACTTGCCTGCCTTGAACACAGCCCCAATTGCAGATCCAACACCAACCAAACCCATCAAAGCCCCACGCATACCACCAATTGACGAGACTAAACCCCCAACTGCCGATTCTATACCAGGACGTGCCGCTTGAATGTCCGAGCCCACTCTAGAAGTGTCAGCACGTACAGCTACAAAAGCACGAGCAAGTTCAATTCCCATCAAACCCCTACCTTTCTGTTTCTTCGCTCACGTCTGCCTCTGGGTTTGGTCTGTTTAGCTGCTTGCTTTTCCATTAGCATTCTGGCCTTACTCTTTCCAGCAATTCGGCCTTTGATTGGAGTACCATCTGCTGCCCTACCCTTGATCACCCCATCTTCATCTGCCATAGAAGTAGCTTGCATTGGGTCTACTGTGTTCTTGCGATTCAGAAGGAATTTGCGATCTGTCATTAGCATTAGTATCTGATCTAATGTCATTTCCCCAACTTGAGAAGGGGTATAACCATGACCACCCTCCATGCCATTATCACACAACACACGCACGTGCCATGCAGCTATTCCACACAACAATCCAACAGGTGCTTCCTCTTTTATTTGCTCACTACCAATGCACTTCGTGGCAGCAAGCCCTATCCATTTCCCACTGCGGGGACACTCAGTTGTTCAATCTCTTTGGACACCTCGGCTAACTTTAGCATGTCTCCACCCAAATCATTCATTACTTCTTCACGTGTGACCCCACAAGGTTTGAAGCAAATCCACACAAAGGATATCATTCCATCGTAACTAGCCGAAATCCACCAATTGACATAAGGCACCTTTTGCTTGAATGGAGGCTGTTCCCCAGTCAACTCCATGTATCGACGTTCTGACAGTATTTCCTGATCCATCGCAACCGCTGTCATGCGTTGTGCTTGCTCTTCCTTATCCATCTTATTTGAGGGAATACCCATTACCTGAACTAGCCACACCTTCAGAGTATCAGTCACTTTGATGTCACGTGATTCATAAGCAAACTTCGGAGGTAGATTACCAATATCCCAGCGACTGGATTCATCTACTTTCTGCTCCATCACACTCAATTGACTGGCTTCGGGTAACAAATCAAGATTGTCCCGATATGACTCAAGATATTGACGTCTGTACCGTTTAAGACAGTCTCGTTCGACTTCTGTCAATTCTCGAATTCCCAATGGTCTAGAAGTACACTGTTTCCCACCAATTATGATAGTGGAACCCCCAGCACCTACGGCTCTCGCTACTTCTTCGCTCATTACTCGTTCTCCTTTTGGTTAAACACCCAAAATCACCCACCTGTCGTCGCCCCTAACACGTTCAAATAAGATTCTGGTACTTTTTTACCATGGAAGGCAGGGAACGTGTTAAACGTGGAGCCTACCCCGTCCTATTGGAATCAGACTTTGTCATCAATTCACGTGCGAGGGAACCGTGGGCATTACGGTGGGAAATGAAACCTAAGACAAAGGCAGCATCTGATTTGAGGTGCTTGATGAGATGGTTGGTGGGTGCCCTAGATTCTCGACGCTGACGTTCTTTGATGCACTCTTCACATGGACAAGAGCAAAGCAGGTGATGCTCTACCCTCGTCACTATGTTTATTTCATTTTTGTTGATCATCAAGCTGGAACAGCTCTGCTTGTGCTACCAGACTGTCCTGGATAATAGAAAATCCCATCTGCCCCCCATCCCGACGTCCAGCCAATTACTTCTTGACTATCAATATTGACGGTCATGTTGAAATCGTCACACAATGCACGGGGGAAGTCCCAATAGAGACTAGAGGCATTCAACCACAAAACTGCAATGGCAATGTCCTCAGGTTGGAACAAATCGAACACCTCATCAGTGGTGTCATATTTGCCTTCGGCATTGAATGTGGCATCCTTACGCCCAGCGGCACGGTTAGTGTACCCACCACTGTCTGAATCACCCCATTCACTCTTGCTGGCCAACTTAGGATTCACAGACCATTGTGTGGTGCGAGCCACTAGGCTCGTGTCCACAGCAAACTTTCCTTCTCGCCCCGTGAGGGTGTTTTCACTCGACATGTTTGATATCTCCTATCAAAAGGTCACCCAGTGCTACTGGGGCTACTGCTGCTTTCACTGCTGCTAGTGCTACTTGCACTGCTGCTAGAACTACTACTTGCACTGCTGCTAGAACTGCTGCTAGTGCTGGTCGAAATACTACTAGTAGAAACACTACTAGAACTGGTTGAGATGCTGCTAGTAGAAACACTGCTGCTAGAACTGCTGCTAGAACTAGTTGAACTAGCACTGCTGGAACTGCTATTGGAACTGACAGAACTACTGGAAACACTGGATTCTTCATCGTCATCCCGACCCAATACGTAAATCGAGTAAATCACATCTCCACCACTAGCACGTAGAGTAATACGATGACTGTTATCAACGACATCGAATCCTGCCTCCGCTACCTGCATCTTCATCACCATTCCCTGAGCACCGAGGGCACCTCCTACGGCAACTGTGTGAGTGCCAATGGGAGTCCAGCCTTCCCCAGTCGCCGGCAACACCTCCAACAGTCCTGCTTCCCCAGCTTCATTTTTGTTGATGATGATAATGACAACAATCTCTTGGATTGCCATGGCCTGGCCCAGAGCATCATTGCCAACACCTGCACCAATGTCTAGACCTTGGAAATCAAACAGGTCGATGACGACTTGCTCCCCAGATAGAATGGTCGCTTCCACCTGCTGCCACCCACGATTGGCCTGACCAGCCACAATTCCATTGGCTAGTGCTGGGGCATAGGTCAAATATGGCTGAGGTGCAGTAACAGTTGTACCATCAGCTAGAGTATTGACCACATTAGCTGACAACTTCAAGTTCAATTTTGGATTGGATAAACTTCGTGTAGCCATTATTCATTCCTCATACTGCTACAGGGACATCAACCTTGAACACGTAGCTGACAATCCACTGGTATTTGTCTGTGTCGATTAAAATACCATAGTCGTCTTGGTAGGATGTGATAAGGTGATTGCTATTAGTCAATTCCATCGACCCAGTTGGCGACTGAGTGGGATGACCACCAAACACTTTCATCACTTCCTCTGCCAAGTCTGCTGCTATCTGTTTGGACGACCTCACATCCCCAGCAATGTCTTGGGCATAGATGTTGAACTTGCAAGGCACATCCCGAATCTCACGAATGGAACTGGCACCTCCCGACATCCTGTCGGTGGTGCTTCCAGTGCTAATCTCCATCACTACATAGGGATATGGCTGGTCTGGACTGGCTTCCTGATCGTGCAGAACCGGGAAATCAGAACCCACAACACCAGCAGCCCACAACGCTTGAAACGAAGCATTAAGAGTGCTTGCGTCCCAGACGGCATTGATGGCAGTGATAAGATCGGCCTTGCCAATCACGTTATTGGTCCTGTCAGTATTCGCACAATCTCAGCACGTTCCTCGTTGAGGGTTCGTACCAGGAAGCTCCTACCCATGCGAACTTCTAAGATCAATCCGTATGGCAGCGGAGTACCCACATATCCCTCACAACTCCCATCACCAAACTCCCGAACATCACTGAATATAGTCTTCATCAACTGAGTTGTCTCGGCATGGGGGAACTCTCCTGACTTGCTTCTGTTGGTGACGACCCTGCCACCCCTTGGCCCTGTTCCCTTGGTCACTGCTGTGCTGATGTTCCTAATCACCTTGGACATCACAAAGTTGGTGGCAATCCTGGTCCTCTCCAACATGGTCAGTGATATCTTGTCACTCACCTCCTTGATGAACCATTGCCAACGCACATCACTGGCAGCACCCATCCCCACCCGACGTTGTCGAGCATCTAGTACAGCTTGTGATTGGGATGGGGTGCCCATAGTGCTATCGCAAACGATTGAGGGTTTCAGTCCAGGAATCCATGTCCTTTTCATATCTGGGTTGATGCCAACCACCCATGTTGGTTGGGTTGGTGAGAAACTCACCTGGCATGTTCTCCAACTCATCCTCCGATGGTTGGGCTCCCTTACACACTACAGCTTCGCCAGCGTCCACCAATCTACACATCTCGCGTACTAGGGTTTTCATCTGATCACGGTCTAGTTTGCCAACCCTATCGGGTATGCCACGCAACTTGTTATCAGTGCGAATGGCTCCAGCTGCATTAATGGCCCTACGAATCTTTTCAAGCTGCTCCTCGTTGCCCCGTAAAGGATCAATAATCTTGAAAGTACCATCTGCTGGATTGACATGAAGTTCCATACCAGGAATAGATGAGGGCAAACCCTGAATCATTCCAGCCGATGCTGGTTGCTGTACCTGCTCCCCTGCCTCCCGAGTGAAGATAGTCTTAATAGGTTTGACGAAACTTCGCATCCTGCTATTGGATAGGCTGACAAGCAGCAAATCACAATTACGAGGGTGGTCCGCCATGATTGCCCACGGTCCTACTGCCATGCCTTTGACTTTCTTGGGGGCTTCCATCGTTTGTTCTGGCATCGTTCTCAACCTTTCGTTCTCAATTGTTCTCGGCTGTTCTCGTTTAAGAAAATCAAAAACTCTATGGTGGAGGTGAGAACGAACCCTCCACCATAGAGCCTCCGGGGGAGCGACTATCAGGCTTCAGCAGTTGTGGTGATCGCTGCGCAGGCCGCACGCTCCAACTGCCCACCGTAGCGGGCCATTGCTACAATCAATAATTCGTTGTTGCGAATGAGTGTGTCCCCTTCTGTGCTGGTCCGAACGGCTAAGCCCTTCCGGCGATACATTCGATAGCGTGCCATGATGGCGTAGAAGATCTGAGGGTTGGTCAAACTCTCATTGATCTTGTAGGGGCGATTCATCCAGGTGTAGCCATCGTAATTTGGCATGCTGATTGTATTGGTCAACCGCCGAACGTCACTGGCTCCAACTGGGACTCCCATAGCGTGCTGGTAACTGGCTTCGGTGCCACAGAACACAGCCGAGGAAGCTACGCCTCGGTGTTCAGCCTTGGTCACACTGAACCGCAAGGATTCGTATGCAGCCAAGGTGGTGGTCCCACCAAATGCCACGCTGGTGGTTGCCGCCTTGTTCATAATTCCTTCGGGCTGGGTCGTGCCATTACCCGTAGCAATCACGTCATCCAAGTCATTCAGCAACTGATTGCCATACTGTGTGGTGACGTGCTGATTGAAATCAATGGGGGTGTCACTGAGGAAATCCAACCCCAATCGAATAGCACCCTGCCACCGATAGATAGTGGTGTCGAATGCTGCCACATAACTGGTTGTAGTGAACAGCGTTACAGCACTATCATCCACCCCACCCCAACTGGACGTGACCTGGCCCAAGGCAACGCCCTCGACCCGACGACCGCGATCCAGTGGAATGGTGTTGACCAACGGGAACAATTCCCCATAGAGCAACGGGGTTTGAATGACCTGATCGTCGAATACAATCGGGGCAGCCTCCAACCCACCACTAGTGCTGTCGTCAATCAGAGCTTTAACGCCTCCGGGATAACCCTTTCGCATCCGGTCCTTGTTGTCCTTACTGTCGTCCCACATCTCACTATCTGCAAGGTGAGCCAGCAATCCCTTTTCATGCTCTGACATCAGCTCAAATGCACGTTGGGCTGATCCAGCAATCTTGGGAGTGACAGACATAATCTGGAACTTGGCCCATACGCCAGACAGGGCCTTGTCCAAATCAGATGGGGCATCCATATCCCGACCGTACAAGCTCACACGCTGCCCAGCCATTGTGTGACCATTGCCCTTATGAGTCTTGGTCGGATAGTGCAAAGCACTCTTCGTGGTGCTGTATTGCTCTGTCGGACTTTTGACACGAGGATTACTTCCTGTGGGAGTACCTCCCATATCGGAAACCATCTTAGAGATGGCTCCGGGATTGCCAGCCTTGACTTCCTTGGTCCCAGTCGTCTCGTCCTCCTTGACCACTTCCTTGGTCTCGATGGGAATGGTCAACTTATTAACCACCGCCTCCAACCCATTGGCGATTCGATCCAGCCGCTGGGCGAACTCATTGGCCTCAGCTACTTCCTTAGTCGTGGACAACTCAGTGTACTTCTCCGCCGTTAGTTTGCCAGACGCAAACGCCTTTCCGGCGGCCGAACGAAACTCGTCGTCGGTGGCATCGGCTGCAACATCCATGTTTGCAATCAACCACCCCATCAACTGCTTGGTGAGATTCATCATTTCACTTTCTTGTTGGGTTCTCACTTCAAGTCCATCACGACCGCCGTGATACGACTATTTCACTTCTCAGATTCGTCCAGATGATACTGGGCTTTCTGTTCATGTCGATCTGCCGCGTTATCGTGGTGGGATGCCAGCTTTGAATCCCCAGCATCCCTAGCCTTATCTCCCACGCGAGTATGGAGTGCCATTGCATTCATGTGGGCTACATGGGCATTCGCGTGATTTTCTGGTGTGGGATTCTTCTCAGCATTCTGGGACAGCTTGTCAGCACGAACTGACAACTTCTCCGCCCTCTGGGACATTTTTCCCAACTTATCTGATGCCGCCGTCGATCCACCTCCACCAGATGATCCTCCACCACCAGAGAATTGATTGCCTCGAAACGGATGACCAGCACCTTCCCCCTTGCCAAATTCCATTCCAATGCATTTCATCCACTGCTTGGCTTGCTGGTTCTGTTTGTCCACCTTGTCAATGGCCAACAAAGATTTGACAAGGTTTTGTCTTTCGTCTGCTGTAGCATTGGTAATAACCAGTGCGAAAGCGTCCTTTACACTCATGGATTGCGACTCGGCTACACCTTCACCAAGACCATCCAAAACATCCTTCAAGTTGCCACTAGCTACACGTAGCATGGCCTTGTGAGGTCTTGGCATCTCAGGGGCACCATGTACTTCATCCACATGATCCTTGGCCTCTCGAATCTTGCCTTCGTTGCTTGAGGATAGGATACGACCCATCTTGGTGCCTTTGATTGCCCTCTTTTGTTCTTCTATCCAGGACTTGACCACAATCTCCGTTGTGGTATGAATCTCGATCTTCTCGGGCTCGCCAGTGAAGGCGACCTTCTTATCTTTCATTTCCCATTGGACTCTGTAATAAGCATCGGTGTTTTCACGATTGGTACAAACGATTACATACTTGTCGAATGTACCAACCATCCAAACATAATCCCGATCACTCAAGCCAAATCCCAGAGTGACAAGATACCGCCTAACACCATCACGCAATGTACTTTGAATTGACTCCCACGAACCTGACAAATGGGGTGGTACAAAATCGGTTACTGGCTCAGGATCAGAATCCTTTGTGGCCTTCTCAGGTTCCGCTTCTTCCTCAGTCAAATCAGCTTCACACTCAGGGCACTTGCCGTCCTCGTCAGGTACTACCATTTCCTCGCACTCGGGGCACTTCACTTTCTTGTCACCGGTTGCTTTGACTTGTGTTGCACCTGCATCGGCTTCTTTTGGTGGCTCGGTGATGACCCCTTCTGCTCCTTCTCCTTCTGCCGCTGGGCTTCCACTTCCGGACTTGTTCTCATCTTTTGGTTCTCCCATCAAACCGGCATCCACTGCCTTGGTCAACTCGTCCACAGAATTGCAAACGAGTTCTTTCTTGTCACCATTCCCTGACAACAAGCTGTACTTGACTTGAACCTGAACTGGTCGCTTGAGTCGGATGCTCTTGCCAATCTTCTTCATCCATGGGCTGGTGAGCTTTCCCCCTTCGACCAGGGACAGAATCACCTCTTGGGTTTGGGCATCAGTGTTGGCTGGAACTGACACCAACGATTCCTCCATGATCTCAAATGATGTAATGTCAAACCCACCACCCCTTCCGTTTCTGTCTGCTTTGGTCTCGGTGAACTCCACAGCCTTGAAGCCGTGACTAAATCGACCCATCTGGTTGTCAATCATCACAGCTGAGTCGTGACTCAATTCGTTCATGTCCACGATGGCCGAAACGACAATCAACTGGTGCTTGCTCTGATCTTCCACCTTCAACATCTTGCCGATAGGGAGTGTGTGGACATGCTGCCATAGCAACAGCATGTTGGGGTCGGGAACAGCACCATCGCTGTGAAGCACATCCCCATCCCGGTCCTTCTTGGCCGAAGTGAGAACGTGACGGAATGCCATCAGGGTGTTCTTGGGCAATTTAATATCACCCCTGACTTCCTCCCTGGACACACGCGTCTTGATGACCATGTCGGGATTGCTGTAGACCAGAGTCTTGGCCGCCTTGGTCATTAGGTCACTGAAACTGGTAGTGCCTTTGGATGCCAGACGGTAGCAGGCCGACAGCCCAACAGCATCTTGCAAGGTCTTGACATATGCCTCTGCTGTTATGATGCCGTAGTTGAATCGGGTATGCTTTTGACCACGTGCTTTGATAGCTTGAAGTAGATCCATAGCTTTGGTAAGCTCCCTCAACTAGTGCATGCAACACAGGTTGCGTCAATCTGAACCAGTTGGGCCAAGGCAACAGTGTCTGTTACCTTGACCTTCTTGACCCAGGAAATCACAGATCCCAAATCCACCTGATCACTTCCCTTGGGCGCGCCGGGCACGGCCTTGGTTGTGTCCCTGGCAACCCCCAATGCCTTGAGGGCATTGTAAGTGGCATTCCGAAGGATCAGTACCCGCTCTGATGCAGAAGAACGCACCATACGAATGACGTTGTTGAAATGGTTCTGGGGTAACTCAATCTGAATCAAGCCCATAACATCGACTCCTGATAACTTTGCTTACAATTATGAAGACCAACTACTACTGCTTTCGCTGCTGCTGCTGGAACTGCTGAGGGAACTACTTGCACTGCTGGCAGAACTACTGCTGAGCGAACTGCTACTGGAACTGCTACTAGAACTGGTCGAAACACTGCTGCTAGAACTACTACTGGAACTGGTTGAACTAGCACTGCTGGTCGAACTGCTACTAGAACTGGTTGAACTAGCACTGCTCGTAGAACTGGTGGAGCTACTACTTGAACTAGCAGAACTACTGGACATGCTACTAGCAGAACTACTGGACATGCTACTGCTACTAGAACTGGTACTAGCTGAGCTCTGGCTACTAACCGAACTACTATTACTAGAGCTCTGACTGCTTGAATTGGAGCTGCTAGAGCTCGACAAATCCTCCATTGACAAAATGGACAGCCGGTCACCGGTCTTGGGACCAGGAAACTGCAATGAGCCCGTATGGAAGTTTAGCACATCAGGAGAACTGACCTCTCCAGTTGATTTCGTATCAATCAGAATGGCCTGCCAAATAGTGTTGTCCGGAAGTTCCTGAACAGACGATTCAGCAGTGCCAGCAAGAGTAGCCGTGACTTCGGCATCAGGAGCACTGTCATCACCTGCCCGCCAGTGACGAGTAATGGTGAGCAACCGACTAGCCAGACCTACTGCCTGTCCCAATCCAAATGTGACGTTCTTTCCCATATTTGATCATCCCTTAAAAAACTGCGGCTTTGACAAAGCCATCTTTGATTGATGGCCTATCAAACGCCGCAGCTCATTTGACGCCTAGACGATTGACTGGAACCTTACTACTACCTCAAATATACTGAAATAGTGATTTATCTCAAATACCATTTCAATACTTTTTGGCCCTTTCTACTCTTTGCTCTACCCCATTGGGCCTTTCAAAGTTATCAAACTTGACACGGGCGTGAATCATTTCCCCCTTGTTGCCATGTATCTCCAAGGTCAGTGTGAAGTCAGAACTGTCCACCATCAAGTCAGTGAACAACCTGTCAAACTTGGACATGGCCTTCAAGAACTTGGCCAGTGAGTTTTCATCCTTCAGCACATCGCGGTAGTTGGTGGGCTTGGTCATTGGTTATTCGACTTCTTCTTGTATTTGCTTAATCTTTTCCTCCATCACTTTGATCTCCTCCTCAGTGATATCAGAATTGACAAGAAAAGATGTCTCTATCTCCTCTTCACCAATATCAGTTATTCTGTCCATAATATCACACTTCCTCCAAATGAACAACTGGAAGACCAGTTATGGAATCCTTGGTTATCTTTTGAAACTTCCACTTTGTTGACGGAGACACCAACACTTCTTTCTCCCTGGCGGCAGCAGACACAGATGAAATATCAATCCCACTCTTGCTCTTAACTCTTAACAAAACTCCAGCCTGCTTCATTGGATTCCCTCGCCGAGCGAACTTTGAAGCTACTTTCTTATCCATGGATGTTAGACGTGAATCCCTTGTTTTCCAACTCCCCACTCTTTTCTAATTTAGCCAAAAACGTAGCCTGCGCACGCCCTGACGAAAAAGGCAAACCACGATAGACCACACCATCAAACTTAGGAGCAACTGAAAACAATGAGTGTAAATTATCAATGTGTTGCTTGACCTGCTCTGTACAGCCCACTTGTTTGTTTTGGCAATTTCTAATCTTACGATATCCGAAGTTTTTTGTTTCTGTGTAGAAATCAATTGCTGCCTGATGATTACTCATCATTATAGCAGTCAATAGCGCCGGTCCTGCTGATCCACCCCCACCAAATGAACCACCAGTGTCAGGAGCCATGCCTCCAGTGCCACCACCTGTTGCAAACCTTCCAAGTCTGTCATGGTTGGGATTGAACTTCTCAATCAGTGTTTCCAGCCGGGACAATGATGCATCAAGTTTTGGTGTGGAGATCATAATTTGATTGCCCTCTTGTCTATTTCCATTTCCATGTCAGAGGTGCAAATCACCAGCACCTCAACCTCACAACCAGCCCACTTCTGAATTGCCTTGGTCAGTTTCTGTCTGGTATCTGGATCCATCTTGTGATAGCTGCGAACCAATATGCGATCCCCCGGCTCGAACTTGAGTCTACTGCATTGGATGTTTGCTATCCTAGGCATCTGTGCCATTTGGAAATTACCTCAGTTATACTTCCACTGGTCTGCTGAGTCTGCCTCCTCACTCGTTTCAATCATGTCCATCTTCCTGACATCAAACTCCTCCAACTCCTTGATCCTGCCACATAGGGTGCCTGTTATTACACCAAGGCCATAAGTGACCAGAATTGAAACCATCACCACCATGAACATGACTATGCTCATAATGCCCACAAGATCTTCTTGGATGGTTGACCACGCAATTTGCATACTTCATCTACAGTCCATTGAGCTATCACCCGTGTGGATTTCAATTCTGACTCAGTGTTTCGGAAATCACCATGCTTGTGTCGCATTCGCATTGTTCTCCATCGCAACATATCCACATCCAAGGATTTGGGCGGGACCAATTGCATAGCAGTTTGCTTGAAATACAAAGGACACAACTCCAAGAATCGTTCCTCTACAGCAGCAGCTAGTGCTATAGTGTCAGGACTGCTTGATTGCAATGTTCCGTTGGTTTGATTCATTTTTCGTTCTCTGTGTTAGAATCGCACATCAACCCAACCACCCTTTGATAGCATCTCCAATTTGTCCTTGGCTGTCATGGTTGGAATTGTACTTCATCCTCAACTCCTCCCTGCTAGTCCCAGCCTCCAACCTGTCATTGTACTCACCTATCAATTGCAGTGCATCTGCATCCATCATTCCAAACTCGTTAAAAATGCTGCACTGACAATTGCATCTTTCATTCGCAGGCAGGGTATAATGCCCTGGCCATGGAATCTGATATCCTGACAGATTCCACAACCCGTTCTTATCAGCAGGCACCCCATCCAAGTGAGCATGAGTATCCCGGGTAGTATTACCCAACACACTCATCCAAATGGCCCGCATGGGAACCTGCTCACCCAAATCCTCTTGCAACTGATCCATCACTCCCTTGCGAGCACCATTCAAAGCATTGCCAGATTCAGTGCGGGCAATGTTTGTGGCCCGCACCATTGCATACTTGCCAGTCTCCCCCATAAATGAATTGGCCATCTGCTGGGCCATTTCCCGAATTGACCAACCCTCTTGCAACCCAGCTTCCAGAAACCGTTCAGCATCACCGGCAGTGGCCTCACTGATCTTGGCCCAATAATCCTGCTTGAATGACTCCCTGAGTTTGGTTACGATGTTCTGCTTCATCCAAACGGGCAACTCAGTGTAGACCTCATAAGGCAACCCAAGGTCAGCCAGCATCTCTTCTAGCTTGGCTATGTCCTCAGGATGCTCATCAAGCCATTCTGTTGCTCTGGTGGTCATTGTCTACAAATCCAAGTCAGCTGAATCAAATCCAAGTATGATTTCCAACTCAGAAGGCCAATCGCCTTCCTCATCATCATCCAATGCCTCGTCATTCTCTTCAGGATCAGGATGATTACGCCAGTCTTCTGGATCGTAATCCTGCCATGTTGGTTGAGATTCAAGTTCTGCTGCCATGATTACACCCCCACCTCATGCCGCCAGTTGACAAACACATTTGGATCAATGTATGCTTTCAATGCCATACCGGGAGTGTTGCCAAGTGCTTCTGATACTTTGGTTGCTACCTGCTTCACCATCCTCTTATACTCTGCTAGGTGAGTGGGCCCTGTCCCACTCTTCACCATTTCCAAAGCAATCTCGGTGCCCAATGCTGTGCGGTGATCTTTGGTCTTGAATCCCCCACCATCTTTCGACTTGCTGTAATTTCTCAACGAGACAGCATCCGTGTCAAACAGTCTTCCATTTGCACCAGCCTTGACCGCCCGACTAGCTACCATAGCAGCCGTTTTCTTGTCGGTGATTGGGATATCAATCTTGACTCCCTTCTTACCCACAAACCTCAATCGCACCTCACCACCCTTGACCACCACATGACGGCCTTCCAGTGTTGTAGCACCATAGGCTTTCTTTTCGGCCTTTGTGTTGTCATCACTTCCTGGTCGAATGCCGGTAATCATCACCAATCGCAAGCACTGGGCATTCTCTTTCAGTGGACCCTTGGCATCCTGGTCTACCTCTTTGAGGATTCCTGCTCGCTGCTTTCGCAGTTCAGTCACTCTACCAAACTTGTCAGCAGCGGCCTTCATAGCATGACTCTGACTATACATCGCCTGAACACGACCCTTGGAATCCCGACCATGAGCCAGCATATCTCCCTTGGCATCCTTGTTGATGAATACCTCAGACCAAGCTGATGGTATGGCTAACTTCTGAACATGGTCAGGCAAGGGCTTGTTATCTTGTCCACACCATGTCCCACCCTCGTCCTGATGAGCAGAGTGCAGAGTTTCTCCACCTATTGTTGTAAACCTGCCATGTTCATCGTGGTGGGGGTTGAACTTCTCTTGCAAATCACCAACAGCCTTCTTCCTCACATCAACCCCACTCATCAGCATCTGGTTCCGGGCAGCTTCTGCCATGCGAATTACCAGGATGGGCAAAGCAGCATCAATAATTTCGTTGGTGGCTTCTTTCTGATCAAATGCATGAGGGATGAGACTTGATGAGGTGGATTTGACTCCTTTCTCGGCAATGTCCTTTAACCCAGCAGCCATGCGCTTGATCTGCTTTTCAAACAATGGCACCAACACCCGTTGAAGGTCTTTCTCAGTTGCATCAGCTTGCTGTTGATTAACCTTGCGAATGGCTGCCCGGCGTAGATGGGGACGAACCTGCTGCGCCTTGGCTTCCAAGGCAACAGTAGCAGTCTCTAGTAGTTGGGTTATGAGGGGTAATTGGTTCATTTTAGATTTTGAGTGATCTCGTCTAATTCTTCATTACATTGAACCAATTGCTTTATGAGTGATTCAAATTGATCCAATTCCTTATTCAATTGATCCAAGAGATCACTTTTAACTGACTTCTTCATGGCTCCCAACTTGGCCTTATTCAGCTATTCGTTTCCTGCTTTCTTCCTGCTTGGCCAACAGTCCTTCTATCTTTGAACTGATCTTCTCAACCTGTCTGCCCAAATTGGCCACAACACTACGACTAATTGTTTCTCCTGCTGAAGCTACAGCAAGGGCCTGCTTTGCTTGTTCTACTTTTCTGTTCGCTTTACGAACCTCACGATCAGCTTCCTTCTGAGTTCCCTCAATTCTGTCATTGTAAGATTCACGTCCTCCTGGACTGGTTGCTGATCCACCCCCACCAAATGAACCACCAGTGTCAGGAGCCATGCCTCCAGTGCCACCACCTGTTGCAAACCTTCCAAGTCTGTCATGGTTGGGATTGAACTTTACACAAGACATCACCAGTTCAGTAATCACCTCAGGAGGGGTCTTGATCAGGTCTATTGCTTTCTTAAGCGCCTCCGTGGCTTGTCCTACCACCTCTTGTTCTGTGAGGGAATTGACTCCTGGCGTTTCAGGTGCAGTCTTTTCCCCTGTTCCTGCTGCTAGGGCAATTGGGACCGGTGGTTGTGCCGGTGGCTCCTTCTTTGGACCTGCAATCTTCTTCGCCATGTCATTGGGTAAGCCCATGCCAATCATCAGTGCTTCAGCTTGTGTGTTTTCGATTGCCCCTGCACCAACTTGACCCAACAGTGATACAATTGCATTAGCCAAACCTGCTGCTACAATTGATTCATTCTGATCCTCATCAGGGGGCAGACCAATTTCAGCACGCAGCTCATTCTGACTGATGTCGCCATTACCTCTGGCAAATTGCTTCTTCTGCCATTCCAATCCAGGGTCATTTGGCTTAGCGGCCTCCCACCACACCATCAGCTTCTCATCTTGGTACATCGTGCCAACGAAATTGCTCATCACACAGCCAAGCATATCCAAGAAGGTGTTGATACGCTTGCAAAATCGCTCTGACACCACGGCTGCAGCAGCATAGCTACCAACCATTGTTTCGCCCAAGATATAAGGATGCACTCCAAACGCCGAAAGTATTCTGGTCCGTATCTTGTCCTCTGACTTATCCCAACCCATTTCATTTTGGGTGGCACTCAGCCTGTCAATCTTCTCAATCAGCCCATCCACAATTGCAGGATTGCCGTAGTTGGCCACACCACCCATCACCTTGCGAATGGCACTCACCACCTGACGACGTTGAACACCATTCAATACTGGTCTGCCTTGAGTGTCATTGTATGGACCCTTTCCCATCGTGACCACCACAGCCGGGAAGATTCCATTCTGGAAGAATCGTTCCTGGGACGTTTGAATGTGATCGTCAATTCTGATTGAGGCAATCTGAGTGTTGACTGGAGCTAGGGCACTCAGGGGGTCACTGGGATTGGGCAGATGAGCAAAGGCAACCTGCTCCCTGGTCAAGGGCTTGGCATCAGCATACGATCCAGGCTTGTTGGGATTGACAACGAAGAACCGACTGAATGGGCCATCTTTGTGATCCGGCTTGATCCATGTTGTAGGCAGAGACCAAAACTCAAGTTTGCCATCTTCTCCCTTCCCTGCTACAATATAGGCCCAACCTGTCAAGTTTAGATTAGCCACAAAAGAATACACGAACTGCCATCTGCTTTGAATTGGATTGGGCTTCTCCAATGTATTGGACAACTCGTGTCCTAACAACACTTCAATCTCTACATCTGCTGCCTTGGACCTAGCACTCTGGGTCATCTTTCTGAGATAGTAGGATTTCTTACCAGATGGTTTGGCTGGCTTTTCTGCCCCTCGCAGCTTTCCCACCTTCACTGGTTGACTGGCGGCTTCGCTGGCTATGGCATGAATGGCCGAATACAACCAACCACGATAGCTAGAATATCCCTCTCGTTGCTTTGCTGAAGACACCCAATCACCTAGAATACCAGAGCCAGAGTTAGTTGGTGTCATGGTGTCGAGCATGCCAGATTCCTTTAATTGCAAACTGGCCGAGCGAGCGGAGCGTTCAATTGCACGACAACGATCCAGGCTTTTGGTCAACACGTCCATTGATTACTCGACTTCCTCTTTGCCCATGGCAGCCACTTGACGCTTCACCAGTAATGACAACTCGGTGTCATATCGCTGGAGTAGTAATTTATCAGCCGCAGTCATAGTGGGTATCAAAACCTCTTGCAATACCCTGTTTTCATTTCTCAAGGCATCTACAACCACTTTATGCTGCCTTTCATTGATCTCACAGTCCCGCATCAACTCAATTGCCTCTTCGTTGGCCGCTGTCCATTGCTGCTGTACCAACCCCAATCGATGAATGGACTGATTCAGTTCTTGAATCAGTTGAGCAGATGATTGGTCCCAATCCAACGTCATACGACGAGCTGCTGTTAAATGCCGCTTGGCCACTTTGCTTGCAACCCATATATAGAACCTTCTAATCCAGTTCATTATCACCACCCTTACTTGGATCCTTGATGGAAATTACATCTGCCCGAGGCAATGGGGTGGGACAAGAACATCCACAAGATTTTTTTGACCTACGCTCTTCCTGGACACTTCTCTGTAGCATCTGGACCGTCTCCGGCAAATCACCATCAGGAAAGTCACAAGTCACTCGATCCATTCTCAACTGACCATCAACAACTCGCCAAGTAACAATCATCCACTTTTCTGTCATCATAGCCCTATCCACTACCTGATTGGCTTCCACTACTGCATTGTCCCGACTCAAATCAGTCTTCACATTCGTTCTCCTTGCTACTGTTGCACAATTCCCGGTCGAATACTCAACCCCAAAGACTCACAACACTCCTGCAACTGACCTCTCATCCTTGTTGCTTGGTCAGTTCCATTCAACTCCTTATCACCATCCATGTAATCCATCCCACAGTCCTCTCCAAAATCCAAGATGTATTGACCCTCACCCAAATCCACAACGGTTGATGCCTGAAAGTTCACAGCAAATACCACGGCTGTTCGTTTGGAATCACTTCCCAATGGACGTTTTGACATAGTGACATACACCACCTTCTGAAAGACATGATTCCCACCCTCAATCTTCAGGTTCTCTACAAAATCTTCAATGGTGTTACAAACTACTCGCATCCCAATCCTATAACACCCACCTGTCGTCGCCTAGGGTCGCCCCTAACGTGTTTCTTTTGGTTCTTGGTAACTTATACCATCCTGGACTGTTTGAAGGCATTAGGGGCTAATCGTCTAACTGGACCATCACCCTCCAAAGCATCTCTAATCCAACTGAAGCGTCGGGGTGGGCAGCACTTCTCACTGTCATGGTGTCCGTACCAATCACCAGTATACACTTCTCATCCAACCCAGGGTCTTCGGCAAAGTACACCTTGTGAGTGATCACCTGATCACGATGCTGTGCTGTCTTGATCTCACTGGCATTAGCAGGTTGTCTCCAACAAGCCTTATCTGTGAACAAAATAGTGTCAAATGAATCCTTTGAACCACCCAATGAGTCCTTTATTCTCGTTCGTATCTTGGCTGTGGCCAGATGGGGGAGGTTCTCTAATAGACTCATTTCTTTCCCCATCCAAATCCATGGAATTGAACAATTGACTGTACATAATCCACAATTCTGTTCTGAGCCTTCCAATTCAAATCCTCACCAGCCAGCACTGCCCTTGTCTCATCGGATTCACCAGGAGGTCGAGGTATGAACTTAATAGGGGCATTAAACATACTAGCCAATTCATACAACCCATGATTTTCATTGGTCCCTAGACTGTGAACCCTGACATTTGGATCAGTTTCCCAAATGGCGTATAATCCATCAACAATATCCGAAACGTGAGTGAAGTCACGCCTCTGGGTTCCCGTGCCAGTAATTGTGAGGGCAAGTCCCTCACGGTACTGCTTTTCCCAAATCCCAATCACAGTAGCCAACGGTCCTTCTTCTTCTTGCCTTTCGCCATAAACATTGTAAAATCGAGCAATGTGATAGGGCAATCCAAAACAAGACAGCCACGTCTGACAAAGCTGCTCGCCTTGATATTTTGAGGTAGCGTAGACATTCTTGCTGACATCGTCGTCAGCGGTACTGCTGCCAGCGTAGATCATTCTGGCTCCAGTCTCAACACACAACTGTAATACATTGGCCGTGCCCATCACATTGTCTGCTACACACCCAAGAGGATCCTTGAAGCTGGGCTGTATTCTACTCTCGGCTGCTAGGTGAAAACAAACATCAAAGCTTCCCCGGAATAGGACACGGCTTTCCATGCAGTGCCTAATATCCATGACAAGGGGGAAATCTGGAATGCATTGACCAACACTCCAATCATCCTGGCATTTGCGATCCAATCCAATCACATAATGCCCCTTGGACTTCAGCTTATCCACTAAATGCGAACCAATGAAACCACCTGCACCGGTTACTAATACCTTCATGTCAACCTCCCAAGCACCAACCCATGTTTATAAATGGTATCAATTTCTCTATGCTACTCTGCAGTAAATCCTTGTCCACCATAGTGACCTGCTGAGCAGAAGAGCTGTCAATACTGTAACTATAGTCCCCCAGACTCTCACGGGTCACTATGCCTGGAACAAATCCAACTCTGGTGCTTTTCTTCAAGGTAAACATCTTACGAACACGGCGGGCAGCTTCATCTAGGGCCACCTCCCAGATTGGTGAGGCATCAATTACTTCATCATCCCCACGCAACTCATCGAATGTGTATCCTGCTACATAGATCACCTTCACACAACCTGGAGTTACTGGCCATTGTCCCCCAGACTTTATTATCCCGTCAGAACAGACCTTAGCCCCCATGCTATCAACTTGATCGTAATTGGGCCAGAAGTCAACACCCTCTACCTTCAGTGCATCAGCAGCGAATGATCCTACTCTGGTCCCGTTCTTACCATCATAATCAATATGTAAAGAAGTAATGCTGCGAACAGGCAGGCATCTCAATTGCAGCTCACTAGTTACTGCCTCTGCCATTGTTCGCAAGTAGGCTTCGTTTTCGTTGACTTCCCATACTCCAGTATCAGCAGAGGATCGAAGGTCTTGCTGTGGATAGTATTCTGTGTGGGTTTGTTGGGCTGGATCATAATGCAAGAATCGCTTGATTGCCCCTTCAGCCCTCTTAATGCAAGATGCTGCAATGGCATCCTCCTCTGTGGTGGCCCCCGAGGATAAACCCAATTCCAACAGCAACTCTGCAGCACTAATAATAGCCATTTGATTTACTCAGTTGGAATTGGGTTACTCAAATGTACCTGCGGCAAATGTATTAGGCCCAAACGTTACTACACCAACAGCCTCCCCAGCAGCATAACCAAGATCAGTGCCTGCCTCAACACCAGCCACACCCCCTCTGATACTGGTATTTCCAACAATCATTTCATCTTTGTTTGTATTGAGTACAGACACAATTACTGAAAGTTGCGATCCCTCGCCTGCCTCGTAAGCCGTGGTATACAATGCGGCACTTGGTATCGTGATCGTCACGCCGTCTCCGATGTCCTCCACGGTATTTGCCTGGGTCAGTGGGATCGCTTCCATCGTGACTTTGACAGTGGCCTTGGTCACGGCCGTTGTCGGATACGTGCCGTCGTTCTGGCCGAGGATGTTCGCATTCGGGATGATGGACGCCTTGGCGGCACTGACAACGCCTTGATCAGTAGTAAGCTGGTTGGCCACTCTGGTATCACCGGCAGTCACTAGCTCGTACAGACCCATATCGAGCGTGCCGGCCGTGGCGTTCCCC